ACCAAGACAGGCAAACTAAGAATTATCAAAACTGCCTCGTCTTTCCAGTCTGACTGACGAGCTTCTAATAATTTGCCCTGGTAAGCCTCATCTCCACGGGCCATACGCTCTGCATGCATGAGTTGTGCATCAGACATTGCCATTTTCGTCTTCTGCTTGTTAGCATAAATCTTACTTCCAGCAGAAACGGCTAATTTAATTGCCGATAACCACATAATATTATACCACTATTGCTGTTTTTCTTTTTTCAGCTAGCATTCTTTTAGTGCCATTTACTTTAACCTCTTCAGGTTTAGCAATAAAGTTAAATGCTTTGTCAGCAGTTGTTTTAGATCTTGGATCTATCTCAACTTTCTGATCTGGAACTGAACTAACTTTAATATTGTTAAGTTTTTGCATTTTTGCTCCTTTTTATTAATTATCGTCTACCATAACTTTTGCTTGTTGTACACCGCTCTTTGCAAGACTGACTCCAGCACGTAATTTTGCTAAATCTTCGTTTTGATCAAGCTTATCTTCGGCAATTTCTTGTGCTTGCATTAATTTTGCTCTGTTTAAGTCTTGATTTGCCTCGTCATTTTGTTTTTTACGTTCATTTTCCATTGCTCGAAGGTCAACTTCACGTGATTTTAGCTTTAATAGAGGGTCAGAATCAAATTGTGACGTAATTTGTTTCTCTTCCTTCATAAATTCTTCTGTCATTTCAGCAATTAGCACTGCTTTTCGTGCTTCAACTTGATTTGTTAGTGCTTGAAGCTGTGCTTGTACTTGTGGATTCATCGCTGCTTGCTGTTGCATCATCATCATTTGCTGCATTTGCTCTCTAAACTCTAATTGTACCTGTTCTTGTGCCATTAAACTAATATGTTCTAAAATATTTTTTTGTATTGCTGCCATAACTGCAGGATTGTTTCTAACAATATTAGTAGACATAAAATTTAAGTGAGCTGTGATGTGTGCTCTGTGGTCTTGACCAGGAAAAGCTTGAAAAGGTTTACCAGCTAACGCATTTATGTGTTCCATACTTGGGTCCATCGGTGCAGTTGGCGCCGGTGGTGGTAAAACTGCATCAATATTTTTTACACCAATTGCTTCATACATTGTTCGATACACTTGATACATATTGTGTGCTTGTGGATTTGCTGTAGCAATCTGTAATTGTGTTTGAGCTAAAGTAATTCTTTGACTCATTGAAAATATATTTGGATCAGCAACTGGTATTACATCGACTCTGTCATCAAAGTCAGTTTGTTTTACGTTTCTTGCACCACCCACAACATCATATGGATATTCTGGTGGTAAATATTGTGACACAACTGTTGCAAGAAGTTTAAATTCTTTTTTCATAGCTGCATAACATCTTTTGTGTATTGCAGACATTACACGAGAGCCACGTTCTAATAGTGCAATTGTCGTACCCACAGCCGCTTGTTGATTACCATCACCCACTTGCATGTCAGCAATAGCTGCAAATCTTTGTCCTGCTTGGACAACAATGCCTAATAAATTTAATAATGTTTGAGATGGTTCTTTGTATGGTAATGGAAAGAATGCATCACGTAATGATCCACCTGGTGCATCAACATCTTTAAATTCACCTGGTTGTATTGGAGCCGCTTCATCTCTAACTCTTACACCTCGTTGTTTAAAT